CCGCAGCGCTTCGAGGGCGGTGGCATGCGCTACCTGCGCTTCAAGCGCTGGCTCACCGAGGTCAAGCAGTCGGCCGACGGGATCGATGCCCTCTACTTCGAGGAAGTCCGCCGGCACGCGGGTGTTGATGCGGCACACGCCTATGGCGGCTTCCTTGCCACGCTGACGGCCTGGTGCGAGCACCACCAGATTCCCTACCAGGGTGTGCCGGTCGGCACGATCAAGAAGCACTCTACCGGCAAAGGCAACGCCAGCAAGGACGACATGATCAATGCCGCACGGGCGCGTGGCTTCCAGCCGTGCGATGACAACGAAGCTGATGCCCTGGCGCTCCTGCACTGGGCACTGGCACAAGGAGACGCAGAATGAATACCGAAATCTCAATCACGCTCTTTCCCGAGATGCTCGATCACCAGCACGTTCTGGTGGCCGATGGCCGCCATGTGCATCAGGTACTGGAGTCAAAGCAGGACTACACCACCTGGATCAAACGGCGCATCCGGCAGTACGACTTCGCAGCCGGCATTGACTACTTGCTCCACCAAACGGTGGAGCAACTCCCCCACTTGGGTTGTCTGCGCAGCGTCGCCATGGATCAGTATCTCGTCTCGCTCGATATGGCCAAGGAGCTGGCGATGGTCGAAAAGACCCCGATGGGGAAGAAGGTGCGCAACTACTTCATCGAATGCGAACGGAAATTCATCGAACGGGCAATTCTTGTTGTTGACGAGGCCGAGGACCCAGTCCTTGCGGTTGATGCCAACGCCCTCGCGATCAACCTGCACTACGCCGATCTCAAGGGAATCAACCGCCAAGCATGGGCCGATGTCTCGGGAGAAACCTACGGCCGGTTTCACCGCCGGCGTGAAGCGCTTCTTCAAAAGCAGCGTCAGTTGCGCCAGGAAGCTAATTCACGGTTGCTTGTCCCATGCCATCGTCCGTCCTGGGCACGGTGAGGAGGTGTGAGATGAAGACTTTGACACAGCCATACCGCTGCCCGCTTGGTCGCGTTCCGCAGCGAACGGAGCCGGACGACATCAAGCGCGAAGGCTGGCGCGAGCAGCACATTCTTGTCGTATCCGCGAGTGATTCGCGCCTGGATTTCGTAGAGCGGGAAATCGTGAGACGAATTGGTGAGCGTCTGTACGGAGGGCGCCATGGCTGACTGGACCATAGAAGATGTTGCCGCTCGGTTTACGGAGGCCGCTGAGACTGGCCGGCGACTGCCTCGCGTCAGGGTGCAAGGCTACTTCAGCGTCTGGCCAGTCTTCGTTCGCGAGGCGTGGGAAACCTATCCCGAGGACGAACATGAGTATCGCCCCTTGCCCGCGACTCCCAAGGCGATTGAGCAAATGCTCGAGGTGATGCAATGGGTGCAGTGGGTGGAGGTTGAACAGCGCCACTTGGTCTGGATGCGGGCGAAGCAATACGGATGGAAGGATATCTCCCGCCGCCTCGCCTGTAACCGCACCACCGCTTGGCGACGCTGGCAGGCAGCACTGGGGCTGATAGCAGAGCACCTTAACCTAGGCTAGACCCGCAGGGAAATACACCAGAGAATGTGGCATACTTTATCAGCGGATGATACACTGTCGTATGCGTGAATATCCTGGGATTGACGTCCTCATCGATTTGCACGACCAGATTATTGATCAGGATGACGGCTACTGGGTCAAGATCGAAGCTTGGAGAGTGCCGGCAACTCAGGAGATTCCACACGGAATTCATTACTCGCTGACGCTTCACGAACCCTACGGGAAAAGGATTCTCGGCTACGACAACGCCCATGCGGTCAAGCTGCCGAAAAAGTTCAAGTACGCGGGCCAGCGGTTAGCGTATGACCATCGACACAGGCATGTCAGCGACAAGGGCGTTCCTTATGATTTCCAAGACGCACAACAACTACTGGTCGACTTCTTCGAAGAGGTCGACCGGGTATTGCAGGAGGTAAAACAGGAATGAAAGCAGTCGTGATCGGTATCATGCCGCAAGCGGGAATTCGTGCGCGGATCTTGTCCATTGCGCGTGGCGAGTATAAGCCCAAGCCATCGGAGCCAAAGATCTGGTTCACCTCGATGCGTTCCTTGGCCGAGGTTTTGAGCGATGAGAACAGGGCTCTCCTGAAAGTTATTCAGGAAGCCAAGCCGCAATCAATCTCTTCGTTGGCTGAAATTACCGGGCGAAAGACCAGCAACCTGTCGCGGACCTTGAGAACAATGTCCAACTATGGCTTCGTTGAGATGAGGCGCGAAAAGAATCATGTGCGCCCGGTAGCCAAGAGCACGGAATTTAGGATCGTGGCGTGACTGATACCTGCGATTTCAGACAGGCGTTCGGTTCCAGTGAGTTGTTTCGAATATTCACCTGAGTAAATTGGCGTGAAATGGCGCGAGTGTGAATCACAGCGCGGCAATGCGAGTGGATGCGCGGTTTTTGGGTGTGCAACACATTGGGCCATTTTTGGGTAGCATATTGGGTATGATCTGGACAGAGGTGCGAACCGATCTGGGATGTCTCGAAGGCCATGGGAAACTGTGGCCTTCGTCGTTTTCAAGACGGCATTCCGCATCGAATGAACAGATTTTGACGGGTCCTTCCTGGCCAAAATCCCATGCGGGAGGCGACAGCCCGGCATCGCGATAGCGTCAGGCTTTGAAACGAGGTTACCAGTTACCACCCAGGTTACCACCCTGAAGTTTCCACCCTCACGACGGACCCGCCCCTGTGGCGGGTTCTTGCATTTCTATGACCGAATCTCTGCGCGTCGAGTACCGGAAGGTCGAGACGCTGATCCCCTTTGCCAGAAATCCAAGGACTCATTCCGAGGCCCAGGTTGCCAAGATCGCGGCCAGCATCGTTGAATTTGGCTGGACCAGTCCGGTACTGGTGGACGCTAGCCAGGGAATCATCGCGGGTCATGGCAGGTTGTCTGCCGCCCGTAAGTTGGGGCTAGCGGAAGTGCCAGTCATCGAGCTTGGCCACCTTACCCCGGCGCAGAAGCGTGCCTACGTAATCGCCGACAACCGCCTGGCGCTCGATGCCGGGTGGGACGAAGAGATGCTGGCGCTGGAACTGGCCGAGTTATCCGAGTCGGGTTATGACCTGACGCTCACCGGATTTTCCAATGACGAGATTGAGAAGTTGCTGGTCGATGCCGAGGGTGAGTCTGCAGAGGAAGGAGCCACTGACTCCGATGATGATGCCAATGAGGTGCCAGACACACCAGCCAACCCGGTGTCCCGTCCTGGCGACATCTGGCAACTGGGTGCACACCGTCTGATCTGTGGCGATGCCGCCGATGCCAGCGTGGTTGCCCAATTGATGGCTGGCGAGAAGGCAGTGCTCTGCTTCACCTCGCCGCCCTATGGCAATCAACGGGATTACACGAACACCATCATTGATTGGGATGCACTGATGCGGAGCGTATTCAATCAACTGCCCATGGCGCCCAATGGCCAGGTGCTGGTCAATCTGGGATTGATCCACCGTGAGCAAGAGGTCATTCCCTATTGGGACGGCTGGCTCGGCTGGATGCGAACCCAGGGTTGGCGACGCTTCGCCTGGTACGTCTGGGACCAGGGGCCCGGATTGCCCGGCGACTGGAATGGACGGTTGGCACCCGCCTTCGAGTTTGTCTTTCACTTCAACCGGAAGGACAGTGAGGCGCGTCGCCCCAACAAGATCGTCCCCTGCATTTATGCCGGGCGCGACACGCATTTGCGTGGTGATGGCACCAGCGCTGGCGGCATGAGGAATAAGGACGGCAGCAAGACGGCTTGGAACCACGTCGGCACCGTCACCCAGGAGACCAAGATTCCCGATGCGGTGATCCGCATCATGCGGCACAAGGGCAAGATCGGCCAGGACATCGATCACCCGGCTGTATTCCCTGTGGCGCTACCACAGCACGTGCTGGAATCCTACACCGACGTCGGCGACATCGTCTTCGAACCGTTCTGCGGTTCTGGCACGACCCTCCTGGCGGCGCAACGCACTGCCCGAAAGGTATGCGCCACCGAAATTGCACCGGAGTATGTCGATGTCGCCGTGAAGCGGTTCCAACAGAATTATCCGCAGGTGCCGGTTACCTTGGCATCAACCCGACAAACCTTCGACAAAGTCGCCACGCAGCGCTTGGGAGCACCGGCATGACCATCTCCTGGCTGGCCG